CACTATATCAAATTTACACCGATGATTCAGAACAAATCTGAATATTCAGTAAAGACTGAAAACGTCGCTGGATTTGCAGATACAAACAGACGTGGTGGTTTAGGGGCTGGATCTTCAAATGCTCTTGGCGCAGATGCTGCAGGGAGAACGATATTGGGTCTGGGTTCTATTCTAACTGGAGAGGCTATAATTGAGAATGCAGGAGAAGCAGTCACTGCTGCTCTTGGTTCTCCAAAAGATTTGGGTAGGTTTGTTGGGGAGAAAGCAGGTGGCGCAGTTGCAACAACTCTAGGCGTTGCAGCTTCTTCGATCATCGTTTCAGGGATTGATCTCACTCGCAAAACTCGAAGAGCAGCTGCATCAATTTGTCTGTATATGCCAGATACAGTAACACAACAACTTGTTAACGATTATGATCAAGTGAGTTTGACTGCAGCATTAGGTAAAACTGGGCTTGGAGTTCAAGCTGGTAGTGATATTTTAGGTACAACTGAAGATTCAGTGAAAAGAGGATTGGGTGCAAGTAGAGGAACTGGAGTTGGTGCTGAAATTGGTGGTTTAATTGCAGAAAAAACAGGAAACTTTGGAGCAGGAATCACAGATGTTCTGCTGTTTTCTTCTGGTTTGGCTCTCAATCCTCAGGTTGAATTGTTGTTCAAGAACATTCAAAATAGAGAATTTATGTTTGATTTCAAATTTGTCCCTAGAAATCCAAAGGAAGCAGAAATTATAAGAGAGATTATTAAAAAGTTCAGATTCTTTGCTGCACCAGAAATTCCGTCAAATGGTCGTGGTAGATATTTTATTCCACCATCAGAATTTGATATTGAATTTATGGTCGGAAAATATGGAAACTATAATTTGCCTAGAGTATCAACTTGTGTGTTGCAGGGAATCGATGTGAATTATGGAAGCGCAGGACAATGGACTGCATTCCAAGATGGCATGCCAGTAGAAATTAGTATGCAGCTTCGATTTAAAGAAGTCGAAATTATGCACAAGAAACTTATCGACGAAGGTTACTAATGAAGTATTTCGAGTCATTTCCAAGAACAGCATATACGTTCGACAAAAATACAATTAATGTAAATGTTGTCACTAACATTCTTGCTAGAAATACATTTCTACGAGAAGTTTCAAATAACGTAGAATTATCTTATGAATATATTATTACTGACGAAGATACACCAGACACTTTAGCATATAAAGCATATGGTGATTCTTATAGAAGTTGGATCGTCTTACTATTTAATAATATAATCAATCCAAATTATGATTGGCCAATGAAGACGCCAGTTCTAGACGCATATATCGAGAAAAAATATTCTATGACACTAGAAGAAGCGAAAACAACAATTCATCACTATGCAAGAGAAACAAAAAAAGTTGCAGCTCAAGCAGGTGTTGTTCTAAATGAAACCACAGAATCTTCTCGCATAAGTGAATATTCTGTAGACTATGCGACAAATTCTATCGCAACTCAAACAATTTCTTTACCAACAATTGCAGACTCTTCATTAACAATCTCAAGCGAAGTTGTTACATATTCAGGATATACTGTTACAATTACAACAAAAAATAAAGCAGTTTCTATCTATACATTTGAGCACGAAGAAAACGAAAAACGAAGAACGATTCGACTTTTAGATCCAAAGTATCTTGATAGAGTTGAAAGTGAATTTAGACAATTAATGACAAATGGCTGAATCTTTAAATAATTCAACGGATGGTATGTTTGGTTCTAAGGATTTTAAATTTAATGCCTTGGAACTTATAAACTCAGGTGGACAAACTACCGATCTCCGACAAATATATGTTGAGATGCAAATCTTTCAAGACATATATGCAAGTGTCATGTATGGCGAAATTTTAATCAATGATGGTAATGATCTTTTTAGTAATTTTTATCTTGTTGGAAACGAATATCTCAGAGTGAGTATGGATAAGCCTGGACTCTCTCGACCATTTGAAAGAACATTTAGAATCTTCAAAACATCAGCTCGTTCACCAAGTACAGATTCTGGGCAAGTATACAAATTACATTTTTGTTCTGATGAGATGATTTCTTCTCAACAATTACTCGTAAGCAAAGCATATAAGTCTACTAAGATTAGAAACGTCGTAAATGATATTCTTGCAGAAGAACTTAAAGTTGATCCTGCTAGAATTGCCTCATTAGAAAATACTTCTGGAAACTTTGATTTTATTATTCCAAACTATCGCCCATTTGAAGCAATTCAATGGGCTACAGCACGTGGATATGATCAAAAGAAATTTTGTTATTTCTTTTTCGAGAATAAAAATGGGTTTAATCTAACCTCTTTACAAACTCTCATTCAACAAAAGCCATATAAAACATTGCGTTACGAAATTAAAAACTCTGATCGAGATCCTGCAAACAATAAAGACTCTATTGACAATTTAAATATTGTAAATGACTTTGATATGCTAACATCAATCTCAAATGGTGCATTCTCTTCACGCCTTATGTTGATTGATTTATTCAATCAAAGTTATGATTTTGCAGATTATAATTTAAACACTGCAGAAGCACAAGGAAATTTGATCAACAAATACAAACCAGTAAACAGCTTCAAGAATTCTAAAGATCAAACACTATTTGATTCGAAAGAGTCTTTCTTTCGCACCTACTTGTCAATCAATGATACAGCATCTGAAAAGAGCAACGACGTAAAATACTGGCTATTGCCAAGAGCAATGCACATGGTAATGCTCAATCATTTCAAGATTCAAGTTATCATTCCTGGTGATATTGAACTCAAGGCTGGTGATGTGGTCAATTATGAATTCCCAATGTTTGAATCTGCAAATCAAGCAGGAAAAAAACTAGACAAAAAGCGAACTGGTAAATATCTTGTCGCTTCTGTAAATCATAAGTTCACAGAAGATATGTTTGAGTCAATTGCAGAATTAGTTTCTGACTCTTATGCTGAACAAATTCCTGGTGCAAAAGATGGATTGAATAGATTATCAAAGAAGGGTAAGTAATGCCAGGAGCAAAGAAAAATTTTATCGGACTTGAAGGTTTTATCTGGTGGATTGGGGTCGTAGAAGATCGCAATGATCCAGAGCAACTTGGTCGTGTCCGTGTGCGATGTTTTGGTTGGCATACAGAGGATAAAGTTAAAATTCCAACCGATGCTTTGCCATGGGCACATCCTGTTATTCCAGTAAATAACCCAAATGCTTATACACCAAAAGAAGGTGATATGGTCTTTGGATTTTTTATTGATGGTGACAATGCACAAAATCCAGCAATCATGGGCGTGCTTCCTGGTAAACCAGATAAGAAACCAAACTATCAAAAAGGATTTAGTGATCCTGGAACTACTGTGAGTTCTCGTCCAAAGAAACCAGATGATTCAGCAGAACAATATCCAAAGAACAAATATATTAAAGAATCAACTGCCAATAGATTAGCTCGCGGTAAATCAGATGGCACAGTGATTGCAACTCGAAAGAAAAATCAAAAAAAGAATATTCGATCTGCTGGTGGCGTATCATGGAGCGAGCCAAATCCTGCTTTTGCTCCAAAGTATCCGTATAACAATGCGCTTGAAACTGAATCAGGTCATGCATTAGAATTCGATGATACTCCAGGAAAGGAACGTATACACTGGGCTCATAGAAATGGATCTTACATTGAAGTAGATACAAATGGAAATCGAGTTGATCGAATTCAGAAAGATCATTACACTGTCGTGATGGGTTCGGATTACGTTTATATCGATGGCAAATGTTCAGTTACTGTTGGTGGTGATTGTAATCTAAAAGTTGGCGGCAATATGAATATCGAAGTTGCTGGAAATTATAATCTCTCAGTAACTGGCGACATTCGAATGAAGAGTAAAAAGAACTTCACTGAATCAATTTCGGATATGAACATCAATGCTCTTGGTGTTGCAAATCTAACTGCGAATAAGAAACTCAGTCTCAAAGGTGCGACAGCAGCACTACAAGGCGATACAGTTGATATTCCAGCGGCTCAAATCAATATGCAATCTGGATCAGCAACATCTGCTTCTGGTGCTGGACTTACAGGTGGCGGATCTGCAGCATCAAGCGAAGATGCAGCGATTGCTGCAAACACAAATGCAGAATTGGCATCATCTAATTCTATTCCTGATCTACAAGAAGTTACGATTACTGCTAAAAAGATTTCTACAGAAGGTCTATCACTCGGTAAAGCAATCGAGGGAATCACATCAAGCGTGAGCAATGTATTCAATAAACTTAACGACGCTGCAAATAGCCTTGGTCAAGATTTGATTAGTAAATCTCCTTTAGGCGAACTCACACAAAAAGTTGCAAATTTTGAGGCAAGTATAAACGAGAAGAAGGGTGAGATACTTGGATTTAAGGATAACATGAAGAATACTCTTTATGCGAAAATTGATGACATTTCATCGAAAGCACTTGCGAAAAATATCGACTTCAACGTTGATTCTCAATTACAAGCTGATATTGATAAAAGACTCAAAACAGCCACAGCTGTCGTCACCACTATAGGTAAACGCATTTTCCCACAAACAGAAACTCTTGAAGAAGTTCAAATCACCGCAAAAAGAACTTCGAGTAATTCTAGTGGATCTGCATAATGTCTATTTCTATATCAGTACCATGCGACGGGACATTACTGCCAACAAAGGCAGCTCTGACCAATTTATTCGTGCAGATCGCAAATCTTCCGTCTCAACTTACAGTTGAAATAGAGAGAATTCGAAGAGAACTTGCAACTGAAGTCAAAGAAGAAGTTCGACAAGAGCTGTTACGAAGAATTTCTCCGATCGAAAATGCAATTGAAAGTATCAAATCGCTTCTTAAAACATTAGAAAAAGTTTTAGGGAACTTTCCAATCTCTCTTTCTAAACCTATCTTCAAGGGGTTGAGTATTCCAGATATCGAATGGGAGAGGAGAATCACTGCTCTCTGTCAAGAGTTTCATCTTTACGTTCAGGCAAAACTTTTAGAAATTATCAACGCAGTTCTTCCAGTATCATTTAGTATTCCTGTTTTGGGAATTTCCATCGATATTGTTCAACTGTTTACAAGTGCAGAATATAAGGCGCAGCTCAAGGCTCAGATCGCAGAGCAAGTGGATTCGCTTTTCGGATTGCTCCCTGAAGTCTATCAACTTTATGATGGGGTTCGATATGGAGTAAACTCAGCAGCAATTCGAGCTGAGGTTATTTTTTCATATATCATGTCTAAACTTCAAAACGGTGCATACTCTCTCATATACGGTGCAATCGGTGGGTTGATTAATAAATTTAAGACCATCTGGAATACACTTGGACTTCCTAGTCTCCCTGCTCTCTTGAGTTTAGATATCGGAGCAATCATAGAGGCAAAGATTGCTAAACTTATTGAGGCTCTCAAAGATGCACCTGCCAAACTAAAGAACGAAATACGAAAACAGATTATCAGTGCTATCGAAAGCATCTCTGTTTTCGGATTTAGTCTCGCCTCGATTATCGGAGGAGAGATAAAGGACTTCGTAATCAGCCTCGAAGAAAAAATACATCGATATATCGAGGCTCTACAAAACTTCGCTGAGCAATGGCCAATGTATCTTCTAAAGAAGTTTATGGCTAAAATTAATAAGTTTTTCAAGCTGATCGGATTAGGTGCATTATTCCAGTGGTTTACTCTGGATTTTTGTAAGTTTCTTAAGATTGTCGGGCTACCAACCTCAATCAGTTTAGATGTATCAGTAAGTTTGACTGGTGTAACATCAACCGTAAATTTAGAATCAAACTACTCCGATCCATATCCTGGAGTAATCGGCGAACTCCCAGACCCAGCATAAATAATAGATAATTCCACGAGTTGCAAGAATGCCGTTAATCGCAAGAAAATATTCCGATTTTGATCTCGATTTCACAGCCCATCCTGTGACAAAAGACGTCTCGAAAAAACTTAACGAGAATGCTATCACACAATCGATTCGCAATCTTCTACTAACGGCTCACTACGAGAGACCATTTAAACCAGAATTGGGTTCTAATCTACGAAAGTTTCTATTCGAGCCGATCGATAATGTCACAACCGTTTTGATTCAAGACGCAATCTCTCAAACTCTACGGAACTATGAGCCGAGAATCGAGATTCAGCAGGTGATTGCGGCACCTAATTTTGAAGAAAATCGCTACGACATCACATTATCTTTCTTCGTTCGTAATACGACCGAACCTTTAACCGTCACATTCTTTTTGGAACGAGTACGCTAAATGGCAAATTCAGATGCAAAACTTAAAGTTGCAGAACTTGACTTTGATACAATTCGAGATAATCTAAAAGCATATCTCAAGTCTCAGTCTGAGTTCAGCGACTATAATTTCGAAGGATCTGGTATGGCTGTCCTACTAGACCTATTGTCATACAACACTCATTACATGGGCTACTATTTAAATATGGTTGCCAATGAGATGTTTATTGACACGGCACTTACTCGCCAATCAGTGGTTTCTCATGCCAAACTTCTTGGCTACACACCACGTTCTCGTGTTGCAGCTCGTGCTGCGATTGACCTCCCAATTACTCCAGTTCCAAACGATGCAAATAGTCGAGTTCTAATTCCTCGCTTCACACGTTTTGTTTCTGAGACGAAAGACGGTGCAAATTATATTTTTGTCACTCCATCAAGTCGTGTCGCAACTAAAAATTCAGAAACAGGATTATTTGTTGTTGATAACG